GCCAGGCGGCAACGACTTGATGGCCACAGAATTCCTGACTCTGGTGTATTCGTTCCTGATCTGTGTCCAGGCATCTTGTGAACCAAGAGCCTTTGCAAACCACTCATTTGCAGATGTCAACGCACCTTTGCCGCCTTCTGCGGCCTCAATGCGCCTTGCAAGATCGTTGTATTGTGTCGCTGCCTGCTTTGAAGTTGACGCCAAAGTTGCCGACTCGTTAATCAGCTTTCTAGCCTCTGGCGGGATTTCAGTAAGTCGCGCCTGAATGCTGGACATCTTCTCCGCAACCGTGGCTGCGGTGGTCTGCCTATCAAGATTGAGCTTTGCAGCCCGGTCACTGATCTGGCTCTGAAGATTTTTGACGTCCCAATTTGTTTTATCAAGTCCGGCCTTTGCCAATTGCTCAGCAAATTTGGCCTCGACTGCCGCTTTTTCAGCCTCACTGGCTGCCTTGCCGATTCTGGTTTCCACGGTGCCTTCAGCGACACGAGCATCTGCCGCTGCCTTAGCGGCCAACGCTTTTTTCTCTTCTGCTTCAGCAGCTTTTAATTCTGTGGTCAACTGACGTTGTATTGCCACATCTGGTTCTGCCTCAAGTTTTGCACGAAGTTCTTGCACCTTGAGCTGTGACTCAGTGACTGCCGTGTTTGCAGCAGCAGTGATTCTTTTCAGCTCTTCTGGTTCTCTGGCTGCAGTCCTGCGCTCATTCCTGACCGAAGTGATTCCCTTGTACCAGTCTTCGCCGAACGTGCCAGCACCAAGCGACTCCACAAGCCTTGCAGCTTGATTTGGATCTTGGTTTGCAATGGTCAGAATGTCTTGGAATGCACGCTTCTGGCCAGGGTCGGTCTCAGCGTTGATGCGTTCTTGAATCAACGTCTTCGCTGTTTCAGGATTTGCCTCAAATGCCAGCAGCACCTGCGATGTGAATCTCTTCGATGAGTCGAGCCTTTCCTTGCTCATGTTCTCGCCGACCAGCTTCAAGGCATCAAACTGCTGCTTGTTCGCGCCGACCAGCAAAGGTTGCAGTTCTTCAAACGTGCGCTCGGCTGCTGGCTTTGCAAAGAACGAGTTAAGGTTAGACTGGAACTGACGTTGCTGTGCTTGTGCGGCTTGCAGTTGCTGCGCCTCCATAGCACGCTTCTGCCTTGCGACCTCGAGTTCTTCCAGGCCAGCGCCAATTTTTACGCCGCTGATTGCTGCCTCAAACGGGCTTTGAACCTCAACTGCGTAGTTGATCGGCTGTTGTAGTGGATTGATTGCCATGAGTCGTCCTTAGAAGTAAGCCCCAAGGTCTTGATTTCCGTAGGCCAAGCCGGTGCCAAAACCTGAGCCGCCAAGTGCCGTCTGTGAAAATGCTGCCTGTAGTCCACCAAAGCCACCGCCACCACCACCAGCCCTCATGCCAGCCATCTGAGCTGGAATATTCAAGAGTTGGCCATAGGCTTTGGCCTCGCCCAGCTCGCCACCAGCACGGGCTGCGCCCTGCTGGGCCAGTAGATTGCTGATGTTGGAGCCTGTCTCCATGCCTGCAGCGCCGACACCGGCAGCAGACCGCTGGCCCAACGTAGTCATGCCGCCAAGACGTCCGTATTGCTGCTCGATGAGGCTGGACAGAAGCTGTGGCCGGAACTGAGCCAGTGCGGCCTGGATGTTGCCACCACGCAGCCCACCAGTGGCCGAAGCACGCTGCAACAGGGCTTCCTCGCCCTGTCCGGCAAGTGCTTGGAATGTCTCTCCACCTCGTATGCGCTCAATTGCCGCCTGCTCTGCTTCTGGGCCTTGCAGGCCAAGCAGCGCCTGCTGCTGAGCCAGTGCTGGAAGGCCTGCCTCTTGGTAAGGCTTGAGCAAGGCCTGCAAGGCATCGAACTGCCTGCGCTGCTCTGCCATGCCAGCTTCTGCTGCTCCTGCTTGAATACCTGCGGCCTCGCTTGCTGCATCGGCCTGCATCATGCCGCCGATCAGTTGAGAGCCTCCAACGATTAAGCCAGTTACTGGATCAGGCATGGCTGAACTCCTTGATGTAATCTTCGAGCGTCTCGCCATACAGTTCCATGACTTGAGACGCCGCTTCTGTAGCACGCTGAGTGCCGTGGCACAGCGCCACAGCGATCAGCACAACGTCATAGTATCCTGCACGCCAGACAAATGATTTTGCGTCGGCCTTGCCTGCTCGCTCGGCTTGGTCAGATGCCTGCCATTTGAGAATCATGGAGGCCACGATGGGAGAGAGTGTGGGTGCGTTTGCCTGCCAGAATGCGTTCTGGCCCATGCCCACCAGGCTGTTCCAGATGACTGCATTGAGGTCTTCGCGCTCGACTGGATCACCGTCGGCCACATCGTCAAAGACCTGAATGGCACCATAGAGCATGAGCAGCCACTCGACGGCTTGCGCAGGAAGCGCAAGAGACCTTTGCAGGTTCTCCTTCAGCCAATCGACACCAGTCATGCGCAGCTCCTGTTCAGGGTGAGCTGCTGGCGGCTCGATAGGCTCAGCGACTGCATTTTCCCACATTTCGACATCCCGTCAATCTTCTTCGTCTTCGCGCTCTTCCCAGGCCTGGCAGACGCGCAGGTCATGGCAGATGAAGTCCAGCTTCTCGCAGTAGCCACGGAAACCTGCATCGGTGTCCCAATCGTTGCGCGGGATACGCTCCATTTTGGCCTGCATCATGGTGCTGTTGTCGTAGTACTCGCAATTAGAGCAGCGACGCCGACGGGCCTCTTTCTCGTCGCACTGCATAGCCTTGCCGACGGCAACCCAGAATGTCTTGTTGGCGGTCGGCTCGTTGCTCGGGTTCTCAGGTCCGAGCATCCAGTCGTCGATGGCGACCTGGGTGTTCTTTTTGTTCTCGGCTGTGGTGATGAACTCTTCCTCGTAAGGAATGCCACCAAATCCAGAAATCATCATCTTCGGCATCTTTGCGTAGTCCATGTCTTACTCCTATCAGGTGATCTCGCGGCCAGATGCGCGGATTGTCAACGATGTGGCTGCGCTGGCAATGGTGGAAATGAAGCCACTAGGCTCCAAGGCCTGGCCCACCAGCTCGGGGAAGGTGTAAGTCTCGTCCGGTGCGATGGCACGGGTGTCCACAATCAGGTTGCTCGCGCCTGCTGTGCCACCACTGGTCACCAGATTGACGCTGATGGTCACGTTGCCTGCGCTGGTGTTTGTGGCCGTAAACTTGTCGATGATGGTCTTGCAATTCACCGCCGTGTACTGCGTTGTCTGGCTATTCTCGGCCTGCTTGGCAGGGATTAGCACTTTGATGATGACGGTCATGGTTTCTCCTTACACGGCCTCTGCGCCGCTTGCTGTGATTGTCAGGCCAGTAGATGCTGCCTGGACTTGGATGGTTTCGGCTGCATTCATGACCTGCACACCGTTGTATTGCAAGGCGTTGTTTGCAGGCACGGAAACGTCATACAGGAAGGCGTTTGTCGTCCCAGCCGTGCCAGCAGAAGGCACCAGGAACACCCGCACATTGATGGCCGCTGCCGTCGTGTTGGCGATGCTGAACTCTTTAAGCAGCGTGCGGGTGCTGGCCGGGACAGTGTAGAGCGTTGTCACGCCAGTGGTGATTGCCGCCTGGCCCAGCTTGGTGGGTGTGATTACATCGAAAGCCATGTGAGCACCAGGTTAGATTTGACAGAGGCTGGCAGCACAGATGGCGTCAGAGGGCCACTCTCCCAGCGTTGCTGGACGCCATCGTAAATCAGCACATCTCCTGTCGATGGTGTCGGCGCATAAACGTCAGAGAGCTGGCTGACCAGTGGCTCGGCCTGCACCCTGACAAAGACAGACCCAGAGCCTGCTGGCGCAGCATTGACCACAGCCGCGACCACCACATGAGGTGTTGGTGCTTGAGGCAGATTCTTTGTCAGGCCACCAGCGAAAGATGGGTTGTAGTACAGAATGTCGCCATCTGCCCAGACTTCGCCATACGGTGCTCCGGTCGTGTTGAAACCACGAACCAGGCCGAAGCTGGAGACGAGTCCAAAGTCGTTCAGCGCAATTGCCTCGGCTGCCACTCCCATGACGAGCTGGCCATTTGTCAGGGCGGTGGCAGGCTTGCCCTTGAGCACGCCAGATGAGCCGACAGACCCGTCGAACATCACCAACTGGCCCTTTGCAATGTTTGCTGAGGCTTTGATGTAGTAGTACTGCGACTCGCCAATGGCCTGGTTGACGTTGGGCGTCATCTCCAGATTAAGCGTATAGCCACCATTCCAGTGCATTCGGCCAACCTTGATGGCAGGGGCTGGTGCAGTGGTGTTGAAGTCGATGTAATCGGTGGCCACCGAATTGTTGTGCTGCTCTACTGGAGCAAGAGCCAGCAGATTAAGCACCTGGGCAAGGCTCTGGATTGCATCCAGCGCCTGCTGTACCTTGGCATTCAGCACTGCATCATCGACCGCCGTGTCCTGCTCCAATGCTGCAATCTGGGCCAGCGCCTCGTTGGCCGTGGCCGCTGCCGTGTCGGCCTGGTACTCGAAGTCGGTGCCGGTGATGACCTGCAGCTCGTCCACCACAGCAAACAGCAGTTCGAACTGCCTGATCTGCTGCTGGTCGGTCAGAAACTGCGCGAGCTGGTCGCGGGTCAGATTCAGCCTGCGGGAGACGGGTGCGGTGGCCATCAGTATGCCAGCGCCTCAATCTGAGCCTCAAGACGAGCAAACGACACATGGGCATCGCTGTCTCCACGGAATCGCTGGATGCGCCAGTTGCGCATGTGCCCCTGCTGGAACCAAGCCAGGCGCTTGGCTGTGCTGCCAATGGTGCCAACGGCAATGCTGCGGTCCTGGCTCCATGACAGGCCGTTGACGCTGTAGCTGGTGCTGATTTGCGGGTTTTTGACAAGCGCCACGCTGCCGGTCAGTGCGACCAGCTCGAGGCGGTTGAAAATCGCTCCATTGCCCTCGTTGTAGACGATGATCGTGCCGAACTCCCAGCGCACCTGCTGGCCCCAGTGGTGGCCGATGTCCTGCACCAAGTAGCCAATGGAGCTGGACTGTGGATCTCCGATCAGCCACTTGTCGTAGACCCAGACCAGATTGCGTGCGCGGTACTGGCTGAATCCGACAATGGTGCTGGTGAGCGTGAACCAGACGGGCTGCTCGAGCGCCTCGCTGGCAGAGGCATCGTAGACCACGGTTCGGTCTGGAAGATGGACGTAAAGGTGCTGGTGCGCCTTGTCGTTGCGTGCCTCCAGCTTGACCTTGATTAGTTGCGCCTCGGTGTATTGCAGGAGCAGGTTGTCGATCTCCTGCGTGCTGATTTTTTGTGTAGTGGCTGCTGCGCCAAGATAGATTCCTGGCGCTTCGTTGCGGCCACCTCCTAGAAATGCGATGCGCTCCAGATAGGTGCAGCAGGCATGCGTGCCGAGTACGCCTTTTTGGACTTGTGCGCCATCAATTCGTGCGAACGGAAACACCGTGCCGCCCACGTTGTCAAAAACCTCAATGGTGTTGCTGTTGAGCGCATAGACTTCGTTGCGCAGCTTGATGAGTGCCACAACAGGGTCTGGATCAACCTCCGAGCTGCCATATTTCAGCGGGTTGACCTGCGTCGGGTCTGACAGCTCGGTGACGACCAAATTGGCACCGTCAGTGGTCATGA